GCACCTGTGAGTTGGCAGCCACACCACCTATAGTTGCAAGGTTGGTGATGTTCCAGGTACCCGATTGGTTAGCAGATACCGTACCCGATACAGGGGAAGTAACACCGGAAGGATCCACAAGCATACGCCCTGTTAATGGGTTTACCTGTGCAAGTCCGATAGTCCGGGTTAATGCCTGTATAGCCATCCTCATCGCTTCGATAGCCTGCATTAACTCCTGTGTAGCGGTTACGGGGAGAGGGGTAGTTTCGTTTACATCGTTAGCTACTCCATCCGTACCCCACACAGGCTTCACCCGTTGGTATTGCACTCCGCCAATATCATCTGTGGCAATTATCTCACCACTACCCGGTGTATATCCTACGTTATCTGCCATCTTATTGTAAGGTTAAAAGTCCATTAACTTGGTCAAAATCAACCGTTAAAGATTCACCGGAGAGCAGGGTGATACTGCTGCCGTAATCAAACCACCCGATAAGCGGCCCACCGGCAGCGGTAGAGTTGTAAACCACCACATAGCGGAATGGCCCTGTGCTACCACCTGTTGAAGTGAGGGTAGTATCGGCCACCACTAACTTATAAAGCCCACCCGATTGAGCAGATGAAGTAGTGGTTAAATTTCGTGTGGATAAATTCGTGTAAGTGATTTGAGTAATGTCGGCAAGCAGGCTATTCGCAGCAGTTGGTGCCACGTTAGATAGTGCAATGGTTAGCTGATTGCTCCCCAGATTGTGGGTGCCTTCTGCTACTGCTTCCACGAACGAATCGAATTTATTGAAAGTTGCCATCTGTAATTATTTATGCAAATTTACTCATTACTTTTCGATTTCAGCACCCCTGCAATCTTACGGGCAATGCCCCACTTATTCGCCTGGTAGAGTTTCATATCGGTAAGGTTAGTGATAAAGCAAACTTCAATCAGTACCGTTTCAGCGTCCGCTTTCATCCAGGCTAATGATCTGCGTGCAGTTAGCTTTTCGGGTCTGATTCCCCTGTCTTTAAATCCAACGGAAGTAAATATCTTCAGCAAGGAATTTGCAAGGTCTTGCTCGAATTTGCTCACGTTATCAGGTACAATTACCTCACTACCCTTCGCTTCAGCGTTTGCGGATGCGTTCCAATGGATGTCAACTAAAATATCCCTTTTGCTGAACTTACCACGAAGCCATGCAAGGGTCTGTGATAGCGCATTGGTATTGCTATCGGTAAGCGGCTCTATACCTTCTTTTTGCAGTTCAGCAACTACCATGTCCCGTAATTCAATGGCTAAATCACGTTCGATGTAGTTATTACCGGAAGCACCGGGATCCTTGCCACCATGCCCGGCTGATAGGATTATTTTTCTTCCCATGACTTATAGATTAGAAATGCTATAATACCTACGATTGATAACGCTAACCAAAACGGCAGCCGTTTGGTTTCCTTACTACGATATTCTGACTGACTGAAAGCCGTTACGCTGCCCGTTGCCTTAACGCTATCCTTTCGGATGCCGTTGATAACTTCTTTACTTGATGCCTTTACATTCTCATAGATAATGCGCTTGCGAAGGATAGGAACGGTTGTATAGGTTGTGTCGAATAGTTCTACTGTCTTTGTCTGAATGTCAATCCATTCCTGTAATGTACGGGTAGTATCAACTACAGATACCCTCATGGTATCGTATTCAAACACGGTTACCGTTTGTGTTTTTCCCTGCGATTTGTTTACTGAATTGCAGCCGAAAAGCACTATCAGTACTACGATTACAATGAAAACAAACGGGAACCAATTATAGTTTTTGTTCTGACTCATCTGGTACGATTGCATAGTTTTCACCATTTGCGAGAATTGCGGAGAATACCTCCAATAGTGTTGGCAGGAATGCGATAATAGTTGCTACGCTTGCCATTTGATGGTCGTTGAGTTTGAATATCTGAAATACTGCAATAACGGTAGGTCCGGATAATAACCCAATAACCCTCTTTGATTTGCGGTACCATTTAGGTGCCGGCTTGTTTACGTTGGTTAAACTAATGTTTGTCTTTCCCATTTCTGTACTTATTTATGTTCACGAATATTGTAACTAATGCGCTTGCAATGGTGCAGTAAGTTGCCAAATCCGATGCAGTCAGATGGCTGAATACCCATAAAAAAAGAGTTACAAGCAGTCCATTTATTCCTGCATCATTTGTTTGGTGTTCCATTGCTAACGTTTAATCAGTTTATAAAAGTTGAGAATAAAATCATCTATGAGTGTGTTATCCGTTCCCCATTGCTGCACGATGTGTGCAGGGATAGGCACGTTGCCATCTGTAACCTTCTTCCCCTTGCGGTCATACGCTACCACATAGGAATTACAACCCTGTGCGGTATCTCTGCCAAGTCCAAACACTACCCATGTAACTTGAGTGATAGTATCCTTTGTGAGTTTGTTGAACTCAACAGGTTTGACCTGTATGGATGCAGGAATAGTGTCTGCTTGTTGTACTTGCACCTGTACGGGTGCGGTTACTGATAATGTGATTGCGGTTGCGATTGCGGTGAGCATATTATTAGAATTTAGATATTATTTTCCAGTTAGTGCCATCTGACATTATTTGTACGGTGGCATATTGTACGGATAGTGAATAAGTAGTTGCGCCATCAATAGTTTCGGATGCGTTACCATCAACGGTTATCGTACCTGCACCGCTATTCTTTATTATCAGTATTCTACCTGTGCGACCGGATGATGCAGGAAGCGTAACGGTAAAAGTACCGGATGTGCAGTCAATAACGTAGTCATCATTGGTAGCGGTGTATGCACCTGTTTTGGTAACGTAGGCTTGTTTGAATCCTATGCCCGATATAGAGCCGTTGACTTGTAACTCATCAACGTTATTATCGGTAGTGGTATTAATTAACAATGCTCCTGAAGAAGCTACCCTCACCCTTTCTGTTGAGTTAGTCCAAAATTGCACGTTATTATTACCACCATCTACGTAAAAACGTGCTATATTTTGTGTGCTTCCTGAACTTGCAAAAAACTCCCAGGCACCAGGTACATTGGTTGATGTTGCACCGTTTTGCCTATAAGTAAAGTCTCCTCCATAAACAAATGCAGAGTTACTTGACCCGTATGCGGAAAAACTCAAAATTGCATCAGTATTTGTAGTTGCTGCAAAACTTCCTGGGGTATTTGACCTTGTGGCATTAGCAACAAAATATATTCCTGCAGTTCCGCTTGAATAACCAAAATGTCTATGAATGTATTGTGAACCTGCTTTATGAAATTCCATAGCACTATTAGCACCCACAAAAGAAGTAGTAGGCATATTAAAGCCTATTTGATTTGAACTATTAACAAGCATAGTATTAACACTACCTGCTACATCATTAATTCTAAATAATCTACTCCCCCCATTATAATCATTGCCCGCCCTCCATTGCGTAGTGCCTGCATTTTGGAAATCTATGTATGCGTTTGTTGTGCCTGTACCATTTAGTATTCCAAGGTTATTACCTGTACCTGTTGCCTTTAATACGGTTGCAACGGCACTCCCATTCACCTGCAAAGCATCTACTCCGTTGTCTGTGTTGGTGTTGATTAGGGTTGTGCCGTTAACTGATAGTTTCGCAGCGGGGGCGGTGTAACCTATACCAACATTGCTGCTTGTATCTATTCTCATTATTTCAGTCGAACCTGCCAGCCAAGTAAATCTTGCAGCACCTGTTGAAAAAGTATTTTGAAATCTTGCCTCATTCCCTACTTGACTAATTATTAATCTATTATCATTTCCTGTTGATGTTTCATAAATCTGCAACCCAACGCCTGATGGACCTCTAATATCTAACTTACTTGTAGGACTTGTTATACCAATCCCCACATTGCCCGATGGATTAATTGTCATAGCCACAGATGAAGATGAATCCACTATTGATGAATTTCCCAAAGCAGTTGATGAAGTCCATTTCGGCACTCTATTAATCGTACCACTCCCCGTAACTGTTCCACCTCCCCCACTACCTACTTTCTGCCATGTCCTCTTATACTTCACATAAAGCGAACTATCAGCCGGGCGAATCAGTATCTGTGAACTATCAGCACTCACCCCTGCAGCCGTATCCTTCGTAGGAATACCGATACCATTCACATAACGAACACGGCTACCCGTTAGCTGCCATTGTGCGGATGCGGAAAGGGATAAAAGTATTGCACAGATTGTTAAAAACTTTCTCATATTATTGAACTAAAATTATAATTTTTTCACCTGCAAAGAAAGGCACATTACTATCAACGGTCAAAGTGCCACTACCAACAGTCCACACTACACCCGTGCCTGGCAATCCGCTATACGCAATCGTTTCAAACGATGTACCACCTCTACTGCCATAAATCATTGTTTTACCTGCCCCACCCGGTATAGCTATGGAAGTTTCCCCACCGCCGGCAGTATATTGCAGCACCTGTGTAGTTGTACCTTGTATAACTATCCCCGTTGGCGTTACGGTCGTTCCTGCTAACGAATAAACCCCTGTACCCTGATAAGATACCTGGTAAGTTGCAATGTCCTTATTTGCGCCCGTAATGGTGAAGGATTGCAACCATGCTAAACCTGATACTATCACTAACCCACCTGCAGTACCATTGTCAATCACAAACTTCAATGATACCAACTCTCTGTTTAGTTGGCTATTGAGCATAAATAGGTAGGAATAGTCATCCAACACTACAAGTCCATCCGCTTGTATTGACCAAGAAGCCACATCGGGTCTTGACTGCCTGAACCAAGCACTACTGATATTGGTTGTTTCCATTGCATCCACCTCTACCGAAAAGGTGCAAGTCCTTGCGCACGCAATGAGATTATCGGTCATTGCTATAGAATTGTACCTGTAAAGGTTGAGTTTTTGTCCGGTTACTGGTGTCATAGTTAGCAGAGTTCTCCTTGAGTTAATGAATCAATACCATAAGGCACCGGTGTAGTTTTAGAGCAAATGAATTGATCTGGTGGCAAAGTTAATGCAACTTTCGGAAGTCCTTCACAGTCTGTGTACTCACCCGACCAAAAATCACCCGTATAATTATAGTACTTATAACATGGCACAGGTGGAGTTTCCTGCAATGATGAAATAAGAGTATAGGTCAATATTTCATTCCTCGTTTGGATTGCCGTACCTGACAATGTATTGTTAATGTAATCAAAAGTACATTGTCCTAAAATGAACCTGGATGAATTAACATTAATAACACCGGATGGATCCTCTACCCTGATTGTATGCAATAACCCTGCAACGTATGTACCTGTAAATAAGTTGTAATGGGTGAACTGCATATTGATATTCGCCTTTGCGTAGATGTTGTATAACTGACTGAATAGCAATGTGGCAAGGTTAGAGTAACTCCCGCTAATGCCAAAACGAGTAAATCCAGTTAAAGCATTGTCTGTTATAGATAAAAGCGATTGCAGTTGCGTTACGTTTAGTAACGGAAACTGATTACCTATAGGAGTTGTTATTTGTTTCTTATACTGATTACTTGCCGTTTGATTAAATAAAACTTGTTTAGGGCCATAAACTGACTTTGCTTTTCTTTTCACATTAGCAACAAACATATTGGATATACCAGCCGATGTCACCCTAAATTCTATTGATAAAGTTCCTGTAATTGGCGATGGATTTGTGACAATGGTTTTAGTTTCTAACGCTGTATTGTTTTTTGGTTCTTCAAAATATAGAAAACTATTGAACCATTCAGGCGCACCCGATACCAACCTCCCCCAAGCATACACGGTGGCACCGCTTGTAACGCTTATGCCTATTTCCATATCCCCCGTTGATGCAGTAATACATTGAAATTCTATTTCTAAAATATCCCCTTCACTTACAAGGCCGCATGATAGGGCAGTAAATGTTGATTGAGTACTGCCAGATGTAAACCTTGCACCATATACACCGCTTTCAGGCCCCATCGTAAAAGTACCACCACTTCCCAATGTTCTACTCCAATTCGTAGGAATACCGGAAGTAAGCAATGCCATGTTGCCATTGTCAACTGTATTTTCAGGGTACTTTAATTCTCCGGTAAGTTCAAGTGAATTGAATGACTTCTTAATTATTTTAGTTTGGCTATTTTCTACAAAGTAAAATGGTACTGACCCATTATCTTGATACGGCTGAATAGTTCTATTTATAGGTACATTCGATAATGTATCTGTAGAAGATACCCCATCTGTACGGAATACCCGAATAGTATCGGATGCCCTTTCATTTACGGAAGTTATCCACCATTCCCCACCCGATTGATAAATTTGCGCACCGTGAGCAATGCAAATATCTTCGAGTACATCATAGCAGTTCTTATAAGTATAATCGCTATTAGTCCAACGGGCAGGGAAGATGTGAGTATTGCGGATGTATGATGTAGATGTACTATGTGCCGTTGCATAGTAATTGATTGCCGAATTGATATAGTACTGCACCGGAAATTCAATGTTCTTTAAGCAATTGCGAATGATTTGCAGTAATGATTCGGAAGTATTGATATTTGCAGATGTAGGAACGTATGGTACTGATTTAAGCAATCCTAACCCATCCACGCAAATAATATCAACAAAGTTCCTGCCCGTTGTAAAAGCTATGCTAATACTATCCATCAATACATAGCCCTGCCATATAAAATAAGTGCCACCATTGGCAGAAAATCTTACATAGTACTTTTTATCGTCTGTTGAAACAAGGTCTGGGTATGGGCCTGTAAAGTCGGTAAAATCGGCTCTTATGGTGAATAGTGTAGGAAGTACGGGCTGAAAAGGATCATCACCGGAAGCAAGGCACTCTAACAAAAATGGACTATTTCCTGTGGCTACGCTATACACGGAACCTGTGTAATCATTTTCCCAAATTTCAGCATCATATGTTAACCCTGACTTGCTAATTGCAGAAAATGTATATTTCTTCCCGTATGCCATGTTAAGTTGTTAATGCTCTAAATGTATTGGTTCTACTTTGTGAAAGCCATATATCGTTACCTCTCACTACACCCTCCACCACTACTCTGTTACTACCTCCACCCATCTGCGATGCTGATGCGATAATTGACCGCATTTGGTCGGGCCGTACGATGTGTTCTGTTCCGTGTAGCATTACCGGATAGCCGGAACGGGGGCCGGATACTGTACCACCTTCTGAGAAGCCGAGCATCTTACCAAACATCTTGAAGAATCCACCGCCCCCTGCGCCCTTTGAAGTCCCACCGCTAACGGCTGATAATATCGCCTGGAATATTGCCGCCTTCGCTGCTGCGAGTGCAATATCAAGGGCTAACCGCTTAAACATATCCCCCAATGCTTGACCGATATTCTGCCCGTTCATCATAGCATTGGTAAGTCCATTCAAGCTATTCATGGCAGTATTGGTAAGGTTATTGGCTAACTCCATGTTAGCAAGTTTCTGCTTTTCTAAATCATTATTTCGCTGAAGTATGTCATTATAAGCAGTATTTCCTTGTAATGTTAGTTTAAGATTGGTTAGGTCTTTCCCCTTTTCTCTTTCCGGCATGATGGTACCTTGCCCCATCATTGCAAACTTCAAATTCTTGTATGCTTGTATCTGTCTTTCTAACTCTGCATTTTCTTCTTTTGTTCCCTGCACTACTGTTTTTCCGTCAGCAG